AAATAGCATTATACCTAGTGAGAAGAGGAGTGACTTTTCGACTGAATTCAGTAAGCGGAGCTGATATTCCTGCATAGGCTTTTTTGGTAAGTTCTTCGTCTATAAGATTTTGGCTTACCATGTAAGGTAACGAGTCAAGGACTACTAGCCCGACTTCACCTGTTTCAAAAATGTCTAGAACGTATTGAAGTATTTCCTCAGCACTATTCATTTCAGGTCGAACGATCCACATATTATCGACATCGACGCCTATTTTCTTCGCCCACTCAGTGTCTAACGTATTTTCAAGGTCGAGGTACACAATTTTGAGTGGCTCCTGTAAGCTATCAAGTTGCATTTCAAGTTCCTTGATAGCAGTCTTGCTAGCTTTAGATGCACGCGCATTTTCCAGCTTTTCCTTGAGTTCTTCAGTCTTCTGTTCCCACTCCTGCTCGAATACCATTTGCGCATTCTTGACAATGTCGAGAGCTGAAGTAGTCTTACCACTTGACTCAGGACCGAAAAATTCAACTACCCTTTTTCGAGGAAGCCCACCATAGGTTTGATAATTCATAGAAGGAGCAGAAAAGGGAATTCTTGGAAGAGCTTCACGTTCAAGTCCTTGAACTGCTACAAGAGCTTTCGAATCCTTATTCCAATCCTTCATCAACTGTTCTAGTTTCATTAGAAATCACCTGTGCTTCCATGTCCTCCTCGAGCCACATTTCCTAAAGATTCTACGAAATTGAACTTGATAGCAGGTTGCTTTTCTTGAATTCTAAATTGGGCAATTCTTTGGTCATAGAAGATATCTGCGTCACGAGTAGCATACCAAACTGAGAACCATTCATCAGTGTCGCCTTTGTAACCTTCGTCAATCACTCCACTCGAAACAAATACAAGTCCAGTTTTCCTGAAAAGACTTGAACGAGGGTGCAAGATTGCTTCATGTCCCTTCGGAAGCTCAAGTGCGAATCCGTGTGCAATTTTAATGCTTTCACCGGCTGCGACTGAATAAACCTGACCCTTTTGAAGAATTGTTCGACATTTTGAAACCTGATTGTCGTCAGCGTCGATTCTAGTAATTGCACTGACTCGAACATCTACCCAATCACCTGTAAATTTTAATCGGTCAAGTTTCGGGTCAATCATTTTCACGTTTACGTCTTTTGACATTTAATACTCCTTTTGAATTATTAGATTGAGTTTCTAACTCTGCTAGTTGCCATGTTTGAATACGTTTTAAAGATGCTAATACTTTGTCAGCTTGCTCAAGTTTTAATTGAACTTTTTTGTAAGCCCGTTTATAAGCATTTTCAATAACTTCTTCATTCATAACAAGTTTTCTAGTTTCAGCTTGCTTATCAGGAATAGTTTTCCCGGCGGCTAAAATATAAAGATTATCGTACTTTTCTTTTCGAATTGCAGAACTTGAATCCATTTGAATTCCAACCATTTCTGCTCGGTCTGCTGCAAAATATAGAAGAGTAGGAAGATAGCCTATATAGTAATTTAAGTCTTCTATAACGACTGGATTTTGACTTACGACAAATTGAATTTCTTCCATTGCCTGGTCAAGTGGACCACAGGCTGCTTGGACAATTTCGTCAACCACTTTATTGATAATATCACCATAAGAGTCCGCTACATTTTGAGCATCACGGATCTCCTCTTCGCGTATATCAATTTGAGGTAATTTAGGTCTTGCCATCTTGTCTCTCCTTGTAATGAAGCTCAACTGCATCTAGAACATTTTGGAAAGGAATGGTCAATCTAGTTCGACGCTTCTTGTAAGAAACTTCATACCCTGCATCGATGAAGTTCGGGTTGACGCTTTTAACTCCAGACCGTTTAATTTTTTCAAGGATTGAAATTGGATACCATATAATCTTTTCATGCTTTTGGAAATACACTAAAATTCCGGGGAGAATAAACTTGCATCCATCTGCGCGTGATAACTGGAACCATTGATTTTCAGTAATATTGTTGAAACTCAAAGAAGCTTCTTTAGTAGTTTTCAGTTCAATAAACAAGGTCCCAAAGTTAGTTGCGGCTATATAATCGCAAGGATTTGCAACTCCTCGAAATCCATTAGTGGTATCATATAGACGGACCGTAAAAGCATCTTTCTCAAAGTCTTTTGTACCTTCGAAAAAATCCTCTTCAAACATTTTTCCAGTATAGCTCAAAGATTTCTACCTTCCTTTCTGCAGTATGGACAATAAGCTGAAGAACAATAGATTTTAGGACTTTCGCCTTTCTCTACATACTCTTCGCAGGTTGTAAGTTTTTCAAGAACTTGATTTTTCATCTCGTCTGTGATATGAAAAGTATAGGCTTTCTTTTCGAAATTGTCTCGATTTTCATAGAGGAACATGACATCGTCAACTCCTAGACACATTCCGTAGCAAGTGGCCTGCATTTTATGCTCTTCATATGGCTCAGTATGCTTAGTGAACTTGAACATAGTTTCAGTCTTAATCTCTAAAATATAGAGCTTGCCTCTGTATCGAATCAGTCCATCACATAGAAATGAGAGTTGAAGAAGCTCGTTCTTACACTTGGTTTCATAGTCGTTTTTCTTGAAGCGCTCGTCGACAATAGTTCCCTCAACGGGATTTTTATCTAAAAATTCTGCTACATTTAACCACTCAAAGTCGTTTTCGATTGAAGACATTTTAACGAGATATTCTTGAAGAACCTCATGCCTAAAAGTTCCAGCTTCGCCCATTGCTACAAGATTAGAATCGGCGTTGCTTCGAATAGCCTGACCAGTTCTTTCAAAGTACATTTGACGAAGACATCCTCCTACACCACTAGGCTTATAATAAGTAGAAGGTTTATACTCAGGCTGAGTTCTTTCAATAACCTGTGTCAGTGAATTGACAAAAGAGGAAGCAGGACCTTCACTATTTCCTGCTCTAACCATCTTTGCAATTCTAGTTAAATTAGACTTGACCATTATTCTTCAGGTTCTTGAAGCGCCAAGAAGTAAATGACACCGTTCGAGGAAATCTTAATTGCGTTTTCGCTTCCATAAGAGACAGTGAAGTTTTCTTCGGTGACAGTTGATACAATTTCCTTCAAAAGCAAGCTATTAAGTTGGCAAGTGAATTCTTTCTTCGAAACTTTCTTTCCAGCAGATGCGTACATGATGTCTTCATAACTGCTAGTAGAAGTTTTAATTCGAAGTCGGTCTTTCAAGAATAAGAATTCGACTGTTCCTTTGTCAAAGGCTGAAGTGAATAATACAAGTCGGTCTAATACGCTCAAGATTTCTGCTGTAGGAATGGCTGCATCATCTTCAAACTCAATTGAGTCAAGCTGTGAAACGTCTTCATAATCTTCCATACCTTCCATCAATTTTCCATAAATTTCGACTGAAGCCGATGAAATATAGACAGTAGTATCGTCAATTTGCCAGAAGTACAGCTTTTCATCAGGAATACTTGCTAAAATACTCATCAGGTTGTAAGGAATGAGCATTTCTAGTTCCTTTTCCTTGATAGGGTTGATACATACGCGAATGATGTCTGTCGTGATTGCTTTGCCGCCTTTTAACAGGAACCCGGTATAAATTCCATCCGCCCCTGATTTAGATACCGCAGAATCGTTGATATTAGCAATTCCGTAGAATAATGAACTTTTCAAGGTAAGAGCATTTTCTTCCGTTACATCTTCGAGCAAGTGGTCAAAAGTTGGATACTCTTCATCTTCTGTAACGATGTCGATATTGTATTCACCATTCCCGATAACTTTCAACGAAGACTCTTCAGGGACTAATGTAATAGTTGTAGCAGTGGTCTTTTCTACAAGTTTTCCAAACTGCTCTGCTTTCACAATCACGTCAATTTCGACATCGCTGTCAATAATACAGCGAAGGAAATTAGATCCGTCATACGCGGTGAACATAACACATTCACCGTCACCAAAAATATGCCAATAGTTTGTAATCTCTAGCAACTTGCTAGGTTTCAACTTATTGAGCTGCGAAACAATTTTCGAAAGTTCTTCAGTCTTGAACTTAATACTCATAATATGAGCCTCCTTTTCTTGATATATATAATATACACGAATTACCGTGAATTTGTAAACCTGTTTCTAAATAATTTTAAATCTTCTAAGCATATTGAGTTTGGCTTCATAAGTTCCGTTCACGGCAGCCTCTTGCATTTTAAGTACAATGAAAGGAGGTTCCTCTATATTGTTGAAACTATAGAAAGTGAATAGTTGAATAACCGCTTCATCGACTCCTATTTTTCCTTCTCGAAGATTTAAAGAAAGTTGACGTTTGAACTCAACTAGTTTTTGATATTCTTGATAAGTTTGAACTTTTCTCATACTTCTACTCCTTTCTATAATACTTCATATGAAGTGATTTGCATGTCAGGACGATCTTTATAAATAGTATTAAATTGCGCGATATAATGCTTTATAGCTTGTTCAAAGTTCCCGCAACTATCAATGTATTGTAAGAAATAACCACCGTCTATAAAAAACTTAACTTGTTGAACTGTTTTCATTTCCAGCTCCTCCTTTATTTGTTTTACTTTATGTATTTATTATACGATAATGAGTGAATAAAGTCAAGCACTTTTTGTAAAAAAGTTGAACTTTTTTACAAAAAAAAATAAGAGCGAAAAGCTCTTATCTAAAATAGTCGACGTTGACGATTTTTAATTCCTTTAAATTCATAGTTCTCTGCCCAATCCAGCATGTATTGAACATTGAACAATGCTCGAAGTTTATAATCTTCAACTAATTGTTCTAGGCTAAAATGCGCTCCAGTTTCTTCGATAATAGATTCGATTTCAACTTGAACTGGTTTTGGCAGCCTACGGACAGCATCAATTCCTCCGTTCTTCTGTGACAAGTCAACTAGTCCTTTAGAAGTCATGATATTTCCCATCGCTCCTGTCAACAGTACAGAAGTCGAGTCGGCGCTATAAAATGGATGGCGCTCTAATTGACTTGTAACTGTCATCCCGAATGCGTGAGTTTTGACGTCAGGATTAGAACTGTTTCGAATAACTTCGAATACTCGTTCCATCCATTTGTCTTTGTGCTTCGTAGTCGAGTCATTGGCTGGTGAAATACCGATGTAAGGAATATGCTTCCCGCCTTCGAATGTAGTTTCAAGCATCAAGTTGAGCCATTTAAAATCCTCTCCCATATGAAAGATAGGTAAGAGCTTGTCTTTCTCAACCATTCGCTCGCGCATGTATAGATAGTTATCCCAAGAAATTTGTGGCGCCTCTAAAAGCTGTTCACGTGTCTTAGGCTGTCTAAATACACCCGGAATCTTATCAAGTTCAGCGATACAGTCAAACATTCCCACGTTATCATTCACGTATTCGATATAGGCGTCAATGTCAACTTCAGCTCCTTTGGTATGAGCAGAATATGCACTAGAGTCGACGAATAATTTTGAAGTGGTGTTTGGATTGGTTTTCTTATGCTCAATCCACCTTTTGCCAATTCCGTTTCTTTCGTACAGTTGATTGAATAGGCGATTGGCTCCTCTTTCCTTCAAATAATCGTCAGTGCTAATAGCGTGACCGCCTGCGAAGTATAGATTAAATCCCATTTTTCGCTCCTATCAGTGTTCTAAAATGATTGTTCTTCGCTAGGGTAGAAATAAGGAAATATGAGATTAGAACGATAATTGCTTCACTAATTCCTACATAGACGACAGATTCCCAAAATGGTAAAGAGTAAACGATTCGAAGTTCCAGCGCGATAAGGTAAGCATTAGCAAGAACTGGACAGATGAGTGAGTATAAAGGACTTGCCATTTTAGCAACTTTCACCATTGCTACAATTCCAAGGAAAGTAGCAAGTGAACCGAATAAAACGTCAATCAGTCCAAGCGGTGAAAAGAAGTTTGCAATAATTGTCCCCATGACAATTCCTGGAGTCCATCTATGGTTCCATAAAGGTAGAAGAATTAGGACTTCACTTACTCTAAATTGAATAGGTCCATAACTAATAGCAGAAAATGCAACGGTCAATGTTACATATAGAGCCGCAATAAGAGCTGTTCGAACAAGCCAAAAGGTTGCACTTTTATTCATTTTCCGCCTCCTACTTTTTAATCAACTGAAGCAACTCTGCTCGAGCAGATGCGTCATTTTGGAAAAGCCCTCGCATAGTTGAAGTCACTGTCGTTGCTCCGTGTTTCTTAATACCGCGTCCGCTCATGCAAGTATGCTCAGCCTCTACAATGACTGCAACGGCTTGAGGATTTAGAACTTCCTGAATAGCGTCAGCGATTTGTTGAGTCAAGCGCTCTTGTACTTGAAGTCGTTTAGCATATCCTTCAACCACTCGACCGAATTTCGAAAGACCTGTGATTTTGTCTTTAGGAATGTATGCAATATGCACCTTCCCTACGAACGGAGCTAAATGATGCTCACATAGTGAGTTGAATAGAATGTCTTTGACAAGAACAAGGTCTTCGTGGTCGACGTCGAATGTTTTTTCGAGATGAAGTTTAGGGTCTTCTCGATACCCTACGGTATGCTCTGCTAGTGCCTTTACAAAACGGAATGGAGTATCTTGCAACCCGTCACGTTCTGCGTCTTCGCCTAATAGATCAAACAGTCTTTGAACGGCTGCCTCAGTATTGTCCAAGGTTACAATTTCATCCGGCTTAAGGGAAGCCCATCCGTTCTCTTTCCCTAATACGTTACCGATTTTATCTAAGTGTTCAATTTTCATTCTATACTCCTCGTTTATTATCATATACCAGTGTATGAAGTTGCGGTAAAGGTCGAACATTGTTGAAAGCTGGGTCTTCATACACTTTATCCCAAAGCCATCCCAACTTTTCAAGAAGCCTATCACTAATTTTTCCTTCTTCGTAGGCGTTTGCATTTCCTACAGAAAGGTAGTTGACTGGGCGTAGCTTGTCCTTAAAGGTTTCGAACATATTTCGAGCGTAAGCTAAATCCGTATCGTCGAAGATTACAATCTTAAACGACCAGTCAAGCCCTTCCGCATTTAGGCGATCTACAATTGCTTCAAGAATTTTCATATTAGTCCTCATTCCACTTGAAGGTGGTTTAGGACTAATAGTGACATCGCTGACTTCTTTGAACCATTCTTGGAATCGAGTTCCTTGAGTTTCTAGCCCAAACTTGAATCCTTTTTCTTTTAGAATGGAAATCATCTTAGCCATAGGCTCATTAAGTAGAGCAGGGTTCCCTCCTGTCAAGGTAACGTGATTACAAATCTGCTCTCCTTTATCGTTGAAAGCTAGTTTCAAAATTCGACTAGCAGCCTCATCGCCTGTAATGTATTCAGGTTCAGTAGTACCGTTCCAAGTGAACGCTGAATCGCACCAGTTGCAATGATAGTCACATCCACCGGTTCGAATGAAAATGGTCTTTTGACCTATAACCATGCCTTCGCCTTGGATTGTAGGACCGAAGATTTCCATAACAGGCATCTTCTCAGGGTCGCGAACGTTGATTCGAATCTTTCCTCTATCAGGTTGATTGTATTTATTAACCATAATTATTCCTCTAATAATTCAGCGACAGTGACTTCACTGTTTCCTTCAATGAATTTCACATTCTTGAACATTTCAATTTCTCGGTCAGTGAAAATTTCATAATAGGTGCATTCTGCACAACCTGTAGGAGTTTCCCATAATTTTATAGAGTCGATACGAGCATGCTTCCACATAAGCTCAGTGAGCGCCCATGTAAGGAATCTTGACATATTTTCAGCGGTTGTTCTAAATCCAAAAAGAACTCGCTTGGTGTCAACTGCGTTTGCTAAAGCAATAGGCTCATTTCCTTGAAGAAGGACAGCGTGGTCAAGTCGGTCGATAAATTTACCTGCGATTTTCTTAACGTGATAAAAGTCAACTACCATTCCTTGACTTGAACCATGGTCAAAAGTTTCACCTGCAAGAGAAATTTCTACCTTGTAGGTATGCCCGTGCAAATTTGCACACTTTCCAAAATGCCCAACTAATTGATGAGCGGCATCGAATGTCAATGTTTTAGAAACTTTCATGTCAGTTCTCCTTGTAATGAATAGGATCAGTCATCCCGTTGTCAGCGAATGCTTTCTTACGGTCAATACATGTCGCGCAAGTTCCACAACTTTCAGCGTCACTTTCATAACATGAACGAGTTAAGAAGTAAGGAACATCTAAATCAAGTCCCCATTTAATAACCTGTGACTTCGTCAGCGTCAATAAGTGAGCGACAAGAGAAACCTTTCCTCCAGTTCCGTACTCAATTGCGTGTGACATTGAATTGTAGAATTCAGGAGTGCAATCAGGGTAAGCGCCTCCGGCGGCATCATCTGCATGCGCGCCGTATACGACATGAGAAGCTCCAACTGAGTAAGCATAGGCAGCAGCCTGTGAAAGCATTAAACCGTTTCTAAATGGAACATAAGTGTCAACAACTTCTTGCTCTTTTAGAATCTCAGCATAAGATTTTCCATGAGACATTTCCCTCTTGCCTTTCAAAAGGGCTGAACTAGAGTTTGAATATAGTTTCTTGTCAATTTCAAGAACTGTGAATTTAACTCCGTAGAACATTGCAACATTAGCAGCATTTTCAAGTTCAGCTTCATGCTTTTGTCCATAATTAAATGCTACTGCGTGAACATTTTTAGCGCCCCACTTATCAACTTCGATGGCTAAACAAGTAGCAGAATCGACTCCGCCAGATAATAAAACTACTGATTTCATCTTAGCCTCCTATCGAATAGCTCGTCCAAGAGTGTGAACACTTCCAAGATAGTTCAATTTGCGTTGAAGGGAAAGCTGTTCAAGTTCAGGAGTGGAAAATTCTGGATTAACTTTGTTGACGAATGGGTAAATTGAAATTCCTCCACGAGGAGTAAATAGGCCCATGACTTCAATGTACTTAGGATTCATCAATTCATACAAGTCATTCAAAATAATGTTCATGCAATCTTCATGGAAGTCGCCGTGGTTACGGAAACTAAATAGGTATAGTTTCAATGATTTAGACTCAACCATCTTGTCATTTGGAATGTAGCTGATGAAAACATTAGCAAAATCAGGCTGTCCTGTTTTAGGACAAAGTGAAGTGAATTCGTATCCGTCAAATGTTACTAGGTAATTATTTTCAGGATGCTTATTAGGGAAGGTTTCAAGAACTTCAGGATTATAATCATAATCGTATTTGGTATCTTGGTTGCCTAAAAGAGTAACGCCTGTCAATTCAGCGTCTGTTCGAGTAGTGTTTTGACTCATGTTCGAGCCTCCTTTATTTTTATTTTTAGCAGGATGTCAGGTTCTACAAAACTGCCTCATATATATTATACACGAATATGATTCATTTTGTTAAGCAATAAAAATAATCAACTAACTTTCTGCTTTATAGTTACATTATACGATAATGAAATAATAAAGTCAAGCATTTTTTACAAAAAAAAATAATCAGGAATTTTCCTGACTACTTTTTCAAAAGTCTCGAAGCAATTGATTGCAAAATGAACTGAACAAAAACTTGGCCTAAAACAGCTGAAGGAATGTCTATATATGCAACCGTTCCAATTCCAAGAGGACTCAATCCTAACGCAATCCAAATAGTTGCATCTATAATAGAACCTATATTGCTTGATAAAGCATTTGCAATCTTCGAGTCGTATTTATTAGACAATCTATTAAATATGAAGACGCTTGCCTTTTGGCCTATCCAAAATGCAACTCCAGAAGCCACGACAAGCGATTGTGGCAGGCTTTCCATTAAGCAAATCAACGAAGTAAGGAATAACCCTACCCATATCAAAGAGCCCGTAAATTTTGGCTTCTCGTACTTGCTTATTAAGTTTATAAGCAGGAAAGTAAATCCCATAAACCAACTGCTAGGAGGAATTAAAATTCCTTTCACATTTAAAGGCTCGAAGTAGATTGTCACAAGATTTGCAATAACGACTAGAGCTATATATGCCACTGAATAAATTTTAGATTTCAATTTCTTCACCATACCATCTTTCTACTATACTAGGGTCACATTTCATTGGAAGACTAATAATGTCCCTGGCTGCTTCAATCATGACTTCCGTCAGCCTTTCTGCTCCTCGTTTTGCGTTCTTAATAGGAACTTCACCGAGTAGTTCGTCATGAACTGGAATCATTAGATGGAAGCCTAATTCTTTAAGTTCAGGGTCATTGTGTACCTTAATCATTGCATACTTAGTCATGTCAGCAGCAGTTCCTTGAATAACTGAGTTTAAACATTGACGCTGAGCATCAGCTATCTTTCCTCCATTGTCGCGAATAAGAATGCCTTCAGCTTTCGCTTCGTCCTTAATTCCCTGCTTCTTCTTAAATCCCCAAGCTCTATCAAGCTGGGCCCAATATTTTTCAATAATATATTCAGGAACAGTATCATCCATCTGTTGATCCTTATCAAAGTTAAAAGGGTCAAAGTCTTCGTTCTTGCTAGCGTCAATATACTCGAACTCATATTCAGGCAAGCTCATATCAGGAAGTCGTCTTCTTCTACCTGTTGCCGTTTGAACATATCCCACGTCTTGCGCCTGTTGCTGAACGAATATGATATAGTCAGCTACCTTAGGAAACTCACTAAAGAAATCTTCAATAACTTTATTCGCTTCTTTGACGGACACATTCATCTGCTCAGCAATTGAGTGAGCTCCTCGACCATACATAAGACCTAAAAGAACGGACTTGACGGAGTTTCTTCGAGTTTTTCCTTCCTTGTTAGTTGTTCCATCAGGATAGAACTCAAGACACTCTTCATAAGGAACTCCATAAAGTTTCGAACCGATAACGGAGTAAAGGTCTAGATTTTGCTCATAAGCGTGACGCATACTTTCATCTCCGCTCAACTCTGCTAATGAACGAGGTTCCTGTTGAGAATAGTCACTACCAACAATATAATGCCCAGGACTTGCGGCAAAGATTTGACGAACGACTGCTCCTTCACCTCGTGATGGAATGTTCTGTAAGTTAGGTCCTTCACTTGACATGCGTCCGGTCTTCGCTCCGTACTGCTTGAACGTGGTGTGAATTCGATTGTCAGGTTTTGCAAGGTGCTGGTCAAGGGTTGTATAAGTTGAAACAAGTTTTGCATATTTTCTATATTTCAGGAGCGCTTTTGAAATGTCATTGTCGAAGTGCTCAATTATGCTTTCACCTGTTCCTATAGGTTTATCCTTTTCAGGACTCTTTAGTCCCATAATGTCATAAAACAGTATTGCTAATTGAGTAGGACTCGAAATGCTCACAGTCACTCGACCTCTTGCGTCCATTTCGAGTTTTTGATAATTTTGAAAATTAGTTTGTCGAAGCTCTTCAATTTCGGGTTGCCATTCTTCGACAAGTCGCTGAAACTCTTCCTCTGCTTCGTTCATACTATTAGTGAACTTTTCTCGAATTTCCTGAAGTTTATTCTCGTCTAAGTCAACTCCATAAACTTCCATGTCGAAAAGAACTTTGATTAAAGGCATCTCGATATTATGAAGAACCCAAGAAACTCTTTCTAAATTGTATTCTTCACATTCTTTAGTTCCTGGAGTTAAATATTGCTTTTGAAACTCATAGAGCTCGTAAGTCTGCAAAGGGTCGTAGGCTGCATACATATACGCAACATCAGGAGGAATAAGGCTAAATGGTATTCCTTTAAACAAGTCATTAAATTTTGCAACTTCTGCATTTTCTTCATTTCGAACATATTTCGAATGAAGTTTTTTCAAGCTATGAGGCTCGTTCTCGTTTAATAGCATTGCTGCTAAATAAGTATCCCACTCAGGCTCGTTCATTTTAACTCCCAGCCTCCAATACATGGATTTCAAGTCGAACTTCGAATTGTGGTAGACAATAGGAATTCCTGAATCAACAATTCGTTGAAGCATCTTTGTCATAAATGCAGGCGAAATTTGATTCTTGAGTCGCATTTTAGTCATATTACTAACATGATTGACAGGAGCATAGATTCCTTTTTGACTAGGTGAATAAAGGCATACTCCAGCAATTTCATCATGAATAGTATCGAGTCCGTCAGTTTCTACGTCAATAGATCCTATTCCGTCCTTAATCATGTTGTCGACATATTGCTCAAGTTTCGCTTCTTCTATAATCAATTCGAGCCTATGAAGAACGTGTCCAAGAATCCTAGTTGAAAGAGTTCGAGCTCTAGCCACGGCATCTTTTAGAGCATTTCCTGAAATATAAGTCACTTCAACTGCAGGCTTCCTATTTTTTCTTTGTGCAAGTAATTGAGCATCGTTTTTCTTACTTGAACGAGGCTTTGCACCAAAAAGTCCTTTTTGAGACATCTGAATTCCTTTCTTTCAAATAGATAATAAAAGAGGGCTTGCGCCCTCATGTTAGAATCCTCGACCTCGTGTAGGAGGAGTTCTTCGACTAACTGAAGGAGTTCTTTCAGCTGTTCGACCTTTTGAAGAATCTCGACCTGAACCACGTCTAGGAGCAGGAGCCGAACCTCTACGAGAAGTAGAACGGCTTGAAGACTGCTCCTCCTGAAGAGTGAATCTTCCATCAATTACATCGAACATTTGATCTTCGTCTAATTCTAAAATTAGCGTTCCAAGAAGTTCGCTCTTTTCAGGTAAATCATCCAGGGTAGCATTATCCTCTGGTCGCTCAGGAAGGAATTCGTAGGTAGTTCTTTGGTCACCTTTAGCTCCGGAACGAATGATTTCGAAAGGCTGAGTTACAAGGCTTCCATACTTATTGATGAATGTAACAATTTTTTGAACATATGAACGACCGCGGTCCCATGTTTCAACTTTTCCGCTGTCATGGTTATACAGCTGAAGAAATAGTTTTTGCAAACAATGATAGTAAAAATAAAAATGAAGAGGAACAAATTTCCACTTCAAATATTGCTCCGGAGTTTACAAGTATTGTTTTAAGCGAAGTTAAGAAAATTCTGAAAGTTGATGATGACGACCATAATTTTCTTTTTGACGGATATAAAATTTATG